TCCGCGCCCTCGTACCGGGCGCGCTCACCAAAGCCGACGGCGACGCATTCAACCCGGACACCGAAGCGTCTGACGTCGACAACGGCACGTCCGCCATCGCCGCCATCGCGCGACTCATCATCTCCGAAGCCGAAGGACTCGCAGCCGGGCGCATGGAGGAGATCTGGGACATCCAGACCCTCGTCAACGCCGCCTGCGCCCTCCAGTGCTTCGTAGCCAGCGAAACCGAACAGGAAGCGGAACTCGCCATGCCGGATGCAGCCAAGACCGACACCACGGACGTGGCCGGCACCGAGCCGGTCGAGCCCGCCGACATCGAGAAGACCGAAGCCGCCCCCGAGGGGGAGCTGACCAAGACCGACCTGACCGAACTGCTTCAGGACGCCATCACGAAGGCCACCGCGCCCCTCCAAGACGAGCTGTTGCTCGTGAAGGGCGAGTTGGCGAAGGTGCTGGAAACCCCGAGGCCGGATGGACCCGCGCGTATGCGCACCACCACCCACACCGCCGTCGCCGCCAAAGCCGACACCTTGCGCGCCGAGATCGCCCTCTGCCGCCAGTCGATCCCGACCACGTCGGGCGACCTGCAGAAGGGCTACCGGCAGCGCCTGGACAACGCCGAGGCCGAGCTTGTGAAGCTCGACGGCGCAGTCTGAAGGGACACAGCATGACTACAGGACTCTCCAAGCAGGCCACCGATCACCTGTTCGGTGGCGCCAACGAAGACCCGGTCACCCTGTCCAAGCGGTTCGACCGCTACAAGCAGGCCATCGCGAACGAGCCGTGGGGCCAGTTCGACAACATGGGCCGGCCGATCGCCGGGAACCTGCGCATCACCAACTCCGAAGCCTCCGACACCGGCCAGCTGCTGCAGGTGTCCAAGGTCGACTCCGCGGGCGACGCCGCCGAGCGGATCCGGTCGCTGCTGGCCGACGACACCATCAACAAGGCGATGGGCGCATCGAACGTCGCGTCGATCGAGGAGGCGCTGACCCTCCAGAAAGACATCTCGCTGACGTCGCCGATCGGGTCCGGCACCGGCACCTCGACCGGTCTGACCCTGGTCGACCTGAAGCACCCGGCCGAAGAACTCGTGCCGATCGACACACCGCTGCGCAACACGTTCCCCCGCACCCAGGGCGTCGGCACCGCGTTCCAGTACAAGCAGATCACCGGATTCAGCAACGCCCAGACCGGTACTGGCCTTCCGCTGCTGCACCCCGGCATCGCCGACACCACCCAGAACCGGTTCGACGTCTCCGGCAGCTCCAACGCCCTGTACTACAACCGCGGCCAGAAGATCAGCTACACCGGCCAGAACAAGTCCGCCACGTACTTCCAGTTCGGCCTCTCCGACGAGGTCACCTGGAGCGCGTTCTTCGCCGGCCAGGGATTCCAGGACGTGCGCGAACTGTCCCAGACCTCCACCATGTACGCCTCGTTCCTCGCCGAGGAACGCATGACCGTCTACGGCCGGGGCACCGCGGCCAATGGCTACTCCGGTGCCGTCGCCGCCCCCACCACCGTGACCGCCACCGCATCCACCACCGGCGGCAGCCTCGCTGCCGGCACCACCTACCACGTGTGGGTCGCCGCCGTGAGCGGCTTCGGCACCAGCGTCGCGACCGACTCCGGTGCCGTCACCACCACCGGCTCAACCTCGAGCATCTCCGTGTACTGGACACCGGTCCAGGGCGCGACCGGCTACCAGGTGTACTTCGGGTCCACCGCGGGCGCCGCCAACGGGTTCTTCGTCAGCGCCTCCGGCTGGGCCGGCAACTCCACCACCCCGGCGATCACCCTGCCCGGCCCGGTGCCGTCCACGGGCGCGACCGCTCCCACCGCGGACACCTCGACCCAGACCAATGGCTACGATGGCATCCTGCCGATCTGCCTATCTCCGCAGGCCGGGTATGTCGGCAACGTCAACGGCAAGTTCTCCACCACCAACCCCGGCACCGAACTCCAGGCCGCGTTCGTCAGCATGTACCAGACCAACCTCGCACGCCCGTCGCAGGTGCTCGCCAACGTGCAGGACCGCAAGCAGCTGTCCGACCTGCTCAAGGGCAGCTCGGCGACCGGGTTCCGCATCACCATCGACGCCGACGGGCAGGCCGGCCACCAGCTCGGCCAGATCGTCACCGGCATCCAAAACGAAGCCGTCGGCGACATGGTGGACCTCTCGACCCACCCGTACCTCGGGCAGGGCGTCATGCCGATCCTCACCCACCAGTTGCCGTTCCCGAACTCGAACGTGACGAACTGCTGGGAGTACCGGAACGTGCAGGACTACATGGGGATCTCCTGGCCCCAGATGCAGTTCTCGTACGACTTCTCCACGTATTGGTTTGGGACTTTCTTTTGCCATGCCGTCCCCTGGCAGGGCGCGCTCTACAACATCCAGGCAGGATGACCAGCCCGGATTCAACCGCGGTACGGACGTCTCTTCCGTCGCGCACCGCCTGATCGCACGCACAGCCCCGCTCGTCTCGTCCTTCGGGCGGGGCTGTGTCGTGCCCACCCCAGGAGCGCCCATGCCCAAGAAGAACCTGCCACGGGCGCCGTTCGTCGGTGCGATCGTGCACCGCCAGTCCGCCGCCGGCTGTCAGGCCGCGATCATCACCCGCGTCTACCCGGACTCGGTCGACATCAACGGCTTCGGCCCGACCGGCGCCGTCCCGTTCGTGCGCCTGCCTCAAGGCACCGAACCCGGCTGTTGGCACTTCCCGGAGGAATCATGACAAACCGTCTCTTGATGCCCAACGACGCAGTGAAGCAGGCCGACGTCAGGCGCCCCGGCGGTTCCGGCCGCCGCTACACCGGCAGCATCGTCACCCCCGCCGACTCCCACGACGAGCGTGCTCTGCGCGAGTTCGGCGCCACCGTCGCCGGGCTCGGCATGTGGTCCGGGCGCAACGGCCGCCGCTGCGGGGACTGCGGATTCGCCAGCTTTTTCGCCACATGCTCCCGCTGCGGCGGCGACTGCCCGAAGGAGACCTGATGGCCAGCATCACCCACGGCGGCGTCGCCGGATTCCAGGTTGAGACCGAACTCAACCAGCACCTCCTCGTCGTCCAGGCCCGCGACAACCAGAAGCTGTCCCCGGCTGGTTTGCGTGCCGTGCTGGCCGCGCTCAACACCTACTACGGCACCACGCTCAGCGCTGCACAGAAGGCCGCGATGCCGGACTTCGCGTGCAACGTGTCAGCCGGCATGGTGTCCTGCTACGCCGCGCCCGGCACCGAGGCCGCTCTCGCAACCGCACTGATCGCGGCTATCGGCACCAACACAATGAGGGCGTGATGGCCCCGTGGCCACCCCGTTTTTCACCGGCTCCTACCTCACGTGCGAGGAGTATCGGGCCGCACCCACCGCCTTGAACACCAACAACCTCGTGCCCGGCGGGACCCAGACCGATCAGGACAACGAACTCGCCGGGATCATCGGCCGCGCCTCACGCTGGATCGACAACGTCGCCAGACAGCCCCTCTACGCCACGCAGGGCGCACAGAACGAGAAGGCCCGGCTCGATGGGCAGGGCAACATCGTCCTCAAGGCCCGGCAAGACCGGGTCAAGTCGGTCGACGCCCTGTCCTACGGTGCGACGTTCCAGTCGCTGACCACCAGCACAACGCCGATCCCCGCCAGCCAGTACTTCATCGAAGAGAACCGCACCCTGTTCTCAATGGTCGGCAGCGGGGTCTCCTGGACCGGCAGTCTGGCGTTCATCGCGCAACCCCGCTTCGGGGAAGCCATCGTCTCCTGGACCTACACCGCCGGCTGGGTCACGACCCGGCTCGCTGTGGCCGCGTTGCAGAACGCCTCAAGCATCACCGTCGAAGCCGCCACCGGTATCCAACCGGGCATGCTGGCCCGCATCGTCGCCGGGGACGCCCAGGTCAACGTGCAGGTGGCCAGCACCTACACACCCGGCTCAACCACCGTGCCGCTCGTGACGCCGCTCGCCGCCGCCTGGGTCGCCGGGTCGTGGTTCGGGGAAGTCCCCGACGACATCAAAGAAGCCGCGATCCTCGCCACCTCGCACTACATCAAGGAACGCAAGGGCAGCGGGTTCACGATCTCGTCCAAGGGCCGCGACGTGCAGGCCGAAAAGCAGGAAATCGGCATCGAACTCATCCAGGCCGAAGAGATCGCCCTGCGCTACGAACGGCGCAACCCGTGAGCCGCACCCTCGTCCGGTCCGCCGTGTACGGCTACATCAACACCCCGGCGATCAGCGGCGTCGACTACGTGTTCCCCGGCATCCCGTTCGACCAGGCCGGGGTCGCGTGGGACTCGGTGGTCCCGGCCGGCCAGTCGCACCGCTGTTTCGTGGTCGTGTCCGTCGACGTGGCCGCCGACTTCGGTGAGCGCGTGTTCGTGTTCGACGGCGCCGGCGGCCGGAGGTTGGTGTCTTACCCGGTGTCGTTGGAGGTCTACTTCGAAGACATCTCCGGGGATCCGCTGGCGGCGTTGACGACCCAGGAACAGGTGCTCGACAACGTCGCCGCCCGCATGCGCGCAGACCCGTCTCTCGGCCAGCCGTCCACTACCGGCCTAGTGGCCGCCGGAGTCCCCGAGTTGAAGGTGAATCCCGGCGTGCTCCAGCGCCAAGGCGAAGGCGACACCTTCACCTCATGGTCCGCCGTCGACTTCACCGTGTCCGTCTACGAGTACTCAACATGAGGTGCGTCATGACCGCCTACGAATTCGTTGGCCCCGAAGACACGAAATACCCGTGGGGTGTGGTGCATCCCGGCGACATTGCCTACTTCGCCGGCCGCGCGCCGAACGGGGACTGGTCCGAGGTTCAGGCCACGCCCGTGGTCGAGACCACGCCACCGGCCGAACTCGTCGACGTACCGAGCCGACCGAACAAGGCCGCGCCCGCCGCGGACTGGGTGTCCTATGCCAAGGCCGAGGGCAGTTTCCCAGGCGACCCCGAGACGGCGACCCGCAAGGCCATCGTCGACCACTACACGGGGGGCGAGCAGTGAGCGACTACCGCTACCTCAACACCCAGGCGCAGGTGTACGTGGACCGCGCGCTCGTGGTCGAGCCGGAGGATGTCGTCGACTGGCCGGACGGCGCACCGAATGACGGCCAGTGGGAACCGGTCACCACCAAGAAGACCCCGAAGGCGCCGCCCGCGTCCCAGAACCCCGAGGAGTGACCGGTGCCCACCGCAACCACATTCAGCTCGTTCAAGCAGTTCGTCGGCGTCGCCAAGGAAACCTCCCAGGGAACCCCGGTGCCGATGACGGCGACGATCCCGATCGAGAAGTTCGACCCCGAGGACAAGCCGGTCTGGCTGGACGATCACGCCCTGCGCGGGTCGATGGTCAAGACATACGGCCGCCAGCAGGGCGTCATCAAGACCGATTTCAGCATGAGTGGCCCGGTGTTCGGTGACACGCTCGGCTGGCTGCTCGGCAACATCCTCGGCGACCTCACCACCACCGGTGCCGGCGCCCCGTTCACGCACGCGTTCTCCACGCTCAACTCGGCGCAGGGCCAGCCGACCAGCCACACGTTCACGCACTTCCAGGGCACCCCGGCCAGCTTCGGCGCCCGCTACTACGCCGGG